CCCCACCCTGATATGTATCAGGAATTTTGAAGCCGTAGGAGTACTATACCCACGGTCCCAGGTCAGGCCAAACGTTACACCGGCCTGTTGCTAGCTGTGCAGCCTTCTTGACGTTTCTCAACTCGACTACTGAAGGTGCCGTCCAAATATTCAGACGGCCACCCTTGAGTCGAACCTCCATCACCGGATCCTTCGAACAATAAAACTCGAAAGTCGGTGAACCCGTCTTAGCAATTGCGAGACGGTGATTGAAGGGTGAATGAGAACGTTCGCGTAAGAACGAAAGGAGAGCTCCCGCCTCGGAACTATGAGGCACGGCGACGGAACTTCTCCGCCGACGCTTGAATCGGAACTCTCCAAACACGCGATTGAAGGTGGGTGTAGCCTCATCTAGATTACCAATGAGGCCACAATCGTCACCATATCCCGAAGGAACTCGACAGTTTCTCCATCGAGCGGGAATTTGGCTCCTAACATGTAACCAAGCAGGTAAGAAAACACGAGAACAACCGTGTTGACCACAAAGCTCGGCGTATATCTGGGAGTATTGACGAATCTGATTAGCCATCTTAAATAATGCATCGACGCAATCGTCCTTAGATTCAACTTCTGATTTAAAGAAGAAAGGACGTACGTCTTTGCCAGATAGCCAGTCGGTCCCACAGCTTTCGAAGAACGCTCCGCCTAAGAACGTCTTCGACCAGTTCACTCTGAAGCCGCAATAGCTAAGAGTGTTTAGCAGAACTTCGGAGGTCTTTGAGGGCACTATGATATCATCGCCAAAAACAGCGACTTGAACAGTGCCTGGGTTACACGCCTTCGCAAGAGCCCAGAAAATCAGGCTCTCAAGCTCGAACGTGTACCCATTACCCATCGACGACCATTTCTCTAACCCGACAATAGTTCCGTCGGGCATCTGAGTCGAGTCCGTCCGCGCCATCTCAAGTAGGTGAACCCACCTGTGAGGGAGCAAAAGACGTACTAACTCGCTAGCAATTGTGTCGCTAGCAGACTCCAAGTCGATCGTAACCAACCCCAGTCTTTGTGAGACTGAGGCTAAGAAACGATTTAGGTCGGCTTGGGTGTCTAGATCTAAACCAGAAAAACGCAGTTTCCGCCGTAAAAGCCAGCCGATACCGAGTTGCATCCAAACATTCAGATGCCCCTCGATACAAATTGGCCTAGCGGTCTTTGCATTCTTTGGAACTGTTACGACTTTTGAGTACCAGCACATAGGTATTACAAGTGTGCCAGCAGCTTCCCACCACAAAGTGGGTATGAGCTTTTTTAACTCAAAAGACAACCTAGGGCTAGCGCTTAACGCGCTATACTTTCTTGAAGAGGAGACATCCGTACCACTGACTTCAGACGTCGACCCAGGGCCGAAACGCGCGTGGTCCCAT